CGGGTAAGGGAGATTTCCAGAAGCCAGTCCTAATAGCAGGGAGACGCACGGATGGAGTCCTGACGTTCGGAGAATATAAGGATGATGGGTTCACAATCCCTGAAGCACTCGACGGTATTTTTGACCAGACCGCACCCCTTATTGATGTTTTTATCGACAGCCCACAAGTGAGCGAACAAAATACTTTCCTGCACAATGTCTGCTGTGCGCCGAACTGATATGAAGGCATACAGCGGATCGCTTGAAGTCGTGCGGTTGCCCCACAAACGGAAACCTTCTTCACGGATCGTAGTCGTAACTTCGTTCTCATTCAGCAAGTTCGCTACCGTGTTCTTGTCATTCAGCGAAAAGTCAATCGGCTTTGATACACCCTGAATTCCCAGAATGAAATGATTCGATGGCGAGTTCCAATACCCTTCCTCGTTATCAACCTTTGCGATCAGTCCCGCAATACGCGCTGAAGCTGGCTGAGTTACCGTCACGTTGTCTGGATTCAAAACCTTATAGAAAGGATAGTGAATATACACACGCTGGCTACCGTAGTCATTACGGTATTGAATCGCATCTTCCTTCGTAGTGTCAGGAGCATCAGCGATAATGATCGCCTTCAACCGCTCCGCTATGCCAAGCAAGTCGGCAACAACCGCATTCGCAGTAACCGAGTCAGGCTTGAATGAAGTAAACCGTGGCGCAATCAAAAGGCGTGGGCTTGCCCCAACTTCCGATTTCGCCTTGAGAAAATTCTGATTACCCTCAGCTTCACCACCACCAGTGATACCACCAATAATATTTGCCTCAGTAACTCCCGATGGATCAACCCAGTCATAACTTATCGAAATAGTTCCTTCAGGCAAAATAACTCCGCCATCAATACGAACAAAAGCACCATTGTCAGCATCGTGCGTAAAGTCTGTATCCAACACCGCAGTAGCCGTGTATTCAACTTTCAACGCATCACCTGTCTGAATAGCCGCTGTAGCAAGATCACCAATAGTTACACCAGTGGATACCGAACCAGTAATTTCATAATCAGTATCAAGGATAAAAGTAGTTGCACCAGTCTCATCCTTAACATCAGTAACTGTCACACCGGGAGGCAAAGGAATAAGTCCCGTTAATGGCATTTCAACAATCGCTGACATAGCCGGGGCAATAACCAAATTCGTCTGATACCCATTAACAGCTACCGCCTCATTAATCGAATCAAATGTAAGAGACTCTAGCGCCGCTGAACTAATGAAAGTTGCATTCCCGCGATCAATAACGTTAACCACAACAATAAGGGGTGCGGTCTGGTCAAAAATACCGTCGAGTGCTTCAGGGATTGTGAACCCATCATCCTTATATTCTCCGAACGTCAGGACTCCATCCGTGCGTCTCCCTGCTATTAGGACTGGCTTCTGGAAATCTCCCTTACCCGCTTTACAACAGAGATTGGACGGGTTCCCGTGCTAACCTCTACTACTTCAACTCCATGTAAGAATTCTGATGCCATTGCTTTGTCCTGTTAAGTTAAATTACGCTTTCTTTTCTAAATTTGCAAGAACTTTCTTTATGCTACACTATCAGGTAGGGAATGTCGGGAACTTAGCCTCTGCCGCCGCCCTGTCCCCCGCATCTACGTCCGTTAAATCAATCGAAGCAGGCAAATCTCTCAGTGCTTGCTTATACGTAGTAAAATCACTCTTTTGAGTTGAATCAAACGCCTCCCAGAGATCAGGAGCTATTATCTCTCTATCTACTCTATCAAGTTCCTTATTACGGTATAATCGTAATTCATCCATACCCATTTCCCCAGCACTGTAAGCACCTATAGATACTGATTGTTTAAGCATTTCTGCGTAAACTCTATTGCCAGTATCAACATCCAAACTCGTCTCTACTCCGTCAACCGTCACTAAGATTTTCGTGTTTGCTGCATCTAAGAAAACTGGATTTACAAATATCATAATTTCTAAAAGTTAAAGCTCAGCATCTGATTCTATAAAGTGAGATGAATTAATAATCTGCATTGTAATTCCTTCTTCGGCTGTTAAAACAGCAGCAGTAGCAACATTCCCAGCCCACCCATACACAGTAGGCAGAAAAGTAAATACAGTTGGGGTAGTCAGTTGCGTTATAGAATGATTAACACGAAACCCAGCAACACCACTATGATTAACAGCAGGGGATGCTCTCATAACTACTGGAAAATCATAATTAGGAACCGCCTGACTAGTTGTATTAGCAAACCCCGGAGCAAAATGAATTATATTTCCTGTTACTCTATGGTAGTATCTTTGACAAGATGCCAACACTCTATCTACAACCTTACTCTGGAAAGGCTTTTTGCTCTGCCCCGGAATAACACTACTCTGATCTATCTCTACATAAGCATTCAGCGTAATATTTCTATCTATAGCATTTGTGCTATTAACAAAATTAGCCGCCTGCCAAGTATCTAAAGTCGAAGTCTTAACGTCAGCATTAGACCCGAAAAGTGTTCTCACACTTAGCCCTCTACCAATTGTAAAATCCCAAGTCCCAGAACCACTAGGCAGTGCAGGGACAGCAAACCCAACATCCTGAAAAATATCAGCTACGGCAATTGTTTCCTCATGGACATACGACTGATCTGCTCCTAAGTTCTGCAATGAAATAGCAATAATACCAGTAACGTTTGAGCGTATCCTTCCAGAAACATAACAACCTCCCCCAATAAGCGGGACAATATTGAATCCTTCAATGTGCTGCCCTATTGAAGTAAAGCTACCAGCAGTGGGCGCACTAGTTTCAGCAGTAGTTGTTTCTATACGTAAAGCTTTTCTCCCATCACTTTCCCCAGTTACTTGATCCGCAGAGTGTATAGCATCTCCGTCTCCATCCTCAAACTCCCACCTATCCGCAACATAAGTATTGCTAGTCAGTCCAGCAAAACTAATACCTCTCTGGAAAGGATTAGTAGAAAAATCAGATGCTATCAACGCCTCTGCTCCACCAGTAGGAAGTAAAATGCTGGCCTCAAGTCCACGCTCGTCAGTAATAAGTATCGTGTTCGCATCAAATACATTACCAATTGGCTTATTAATATTTGAACCAGTAGGCGCAGTCGAAGTAGCATCCCCCGCAACACTCTCGGACAAGTAAAGTTTTCCAGAGGCAAATCCATGCCCCGTCAAAGTAACAAGCCCTGAGAATATAACTGTAAAATTATCTACATCCTCAACCGCAGAAATAACCCCCACAGACTGAGCAGTAAGCACGTCATCCGCTTGCGCCAAAACAAAATCAAACGAGCCGTCTAGATAAACAAAATTCCCAACAGCCAATCCGTGCGCTACTTGGTTTACTATTAGGCCATCACCTGTCGTATCATTAGTTCCCAGTCCCGTTCCAACAGACGTATCCCCAGAGCCTACTGCTGCTATAGCTCCCCGAATTTGCTGAATAATAATTGTATTCGCATCGAACACCTGTCCCAGTGGTTTATTGATTCCACTAGACGGTGCAGTGTCTCTAATATCACCCGCTGTAGATTCACTCAAGAAAACTGTCTTTGTAAATCCATGCGCTGTCAGGGTAATCCTCCCCGAATAAACTATAGTAAAATTATCAACATCAGTAACCGCAGAAACTATCCCCAATACTTCAGAATTCAAAGCCGTATCCGCCTGTGATTTAACAAAGGCTCCCACACTATCACTACGCAAAACATCGCCAACTGCAAACCCATGCGCGACCTGATTGATCAACTGACCTACCGCATTACCTCCAGTCCCTCCCGTCTCTATCTGCTGTTTCAAGTAGGAGGTTCTATGCGTTAATTGCTGAAATGGAATATTGGCCTGCCCGTCCTGAGCACTTGGAGTCAAGTCTGGCACACCTCCCTTTACGGGGGTATCAACATTCAACAAAAATACAGGATCAAAAACAGGTGTTTCGTCGTGCGGAGTTGATAAATCTGCTGCCATAATTCGCTACCTTACGTTCAATAATCTTCGTTGCAAGTCTTTTCTACAGAATTCTAATAGTCCAAGTCCCCGTTAATAGTATATCCGCCTCCTTATTAATCACCGAAGGACGCACTACCCGAGAAAACAAAAAGTAAGTAGGGCTATCAAACCCAAAAAGACCAAACTCCCGTATTGCAGTGCCATTTGCCTCACTCTCTAGCACCGTCCAAGCAAACTTGACCTCGTTTACCGCAGGAAAAGAAACCCCCGACAACGGTTTAGCCAAGATCACAGACTCCAAATCACTATCCCCCGCAACCGCAGCAGTGCTACCCGCACCAAATTTAATCTGACTTACAGGCTGAAAATTACCTCCTGAACCACTCCCTAAAAGATGCGCCAAAGTCTCTTTACCAATATCTACGATTAAGTTCGTATCCCGTATCTCCTCGATTAGCTTGCCGCCTTTACAGACATCAATAGATAAATCGCCTCTCGCTTTGATGCCCTCCTTAAAAGCCATCTGCATATTCGCATCCATACATTCACTATCCATAGCTTACCTTAATACTTTTCAGAAAATAGCTCGACTGGCAACCAGCCGTCATAATCGTTATTCACTCCATCGTATACTCTCGGCCTTGTCAACACCAAATCAAAGTCCTCAGCATCTATCCCTACACCCTCATACGGCACACTGGAAGCATCCCCATATATTCGGGTGCAGAGGCAGTGATAATACAGGAGAATACTACGTATGCCGAGCAAGTGAGGCTAAGGTTCCCGCAAACCTACTCTGGTCGTATTTTATATGATGGGGATGAGGTATATGGGGATGCTTCCAGTGTGCCGTATGAGGGTGTAGGGATAGATGCTGAGGACTTTGATTTGGTGTTGACAAGGCCGAGAGTATACGATGGAGTGAATAACGATTATGACGGCTGGTTGCCAGTCGAGCTATT